TATGAGACGCCAGAAAAGACTTATAGGGATATCTTAGAAGAAGAAGATTTAACACACTCTACAGAAACTACTACTGACACACAAAACAAGATTTTAGACTTTATGGTAGACCAGGTTATGGGTTATGATAAAGACGATAAAGTAGTTTTTGATAGATGTCCGTTAGATAATTTAGCTTATACAATATGGTGTAACGAAAAAAAGAAAGAAGGTTTCACAAAAGAATTTGTTGGTAAGCAAATAAATTTAATGAAGGAATCTATGAGATCACTAGATATTATATTTCTATGTAGATTTGATGTTAATCAAAAAGTGGAAGATGACGGATTTAGAGAAACAGATTCTAAGTTTATACTCGAGGTAGATAATATTTTTAACTCTTTTTTTCAGCAATATACACAAAACTCCGAAGCAGATATTTTCTTCCCTAAAGCAGATTCACCTGCAGTTATAGAAATGCCTCATAATGCACAAGAAAGAATAGATCTTGTACATCAATATATTGGAAATGATGGAACTTTAATTGAAGATGAACCATCTATATTGAGTGATGTTGATAAATTAGAGGCTTTGTTGTTACAACAAGAAAGTGCTCTAGATGCAGAAAATAAAGAAAAAGAATTATTTAAGAAATTTGGTATAAAATGATAGTACCTTATTTAAAAGGAGGATTAGGTAACCAGTTATTTCAAATAGCAGCTAGTTATGCCCACTCTTTAGACGTTGAAGATGATTTTGGTATTAATTATAATTTGCCACAAAACTTAGGTCAGGGTAAAAAAGCTAATAATTATAGGTATAATTTATTTTCTAATATAAAATCTACGTCAATTGTACCTTCAGATATATACAGCGAACCAGATTTTGCTTATAATAAAATACCTTTACAAAAGAATATATTACTAGATGGCTACTTTCAATCAGAAAAATATTTTAAAAAATATAAAGACATAATTAAAAAATTGTTTAACTTTTCTAGTATAAAAATTAACGAGAAATATAACTCTTTAAAAAGTAAGATTGTATTACATGTAAGAAGGGGTGATTATGTAGAAAATAATAATGTGCATCCATCTATAACTTTAGATTATTATAAAAAATGTTTAGATAAAATAAATCTTAAAGATAATAATGTATTGATAGTAACTGATGATATAAAAACTGTTAGTAGAGAATTTAAAGAGTTGGATTATACTCATATAAATGGTAAGTCTGAATTAGAAGACTTTGTTTATATTATGAATGCAGATTATATTATTGGATGTAATAGTTCATTTTCTTGGTGGGCATCATATTTAAGCGATAGTAAATATAATTTTTTTCCTAAAAAATGGTTTGGAGAAGATGGTCCAAAAAATACAGATGATTTATACCCAGAGGGGTTTATTAAAATATGAAATATGATTTAAAAGATATATCATTTTTAATTCATTTAAGAGTAGATATTCCAGAGAGATTACAAAACTTACAATTAGTTCTTGAGTATTATAATTCAACATGTAAGAATTTAGAGTTTATTATAGTAAATGATGATAAAGAACCAGAACCAGAACTATCAGTTCTTAATAAGAAGTATAAATTTACTAAGTTTTTATTTTTAAAAAATAGTTCTATATATAAAAGAACTTTAAGTTTTAATAAAGCATTTACATATACAAAAAGAAAGGTTGTTATCGCTGGTGATACTGATGTTATTATTGATCCTAAATTTATATTAGAAGGAGCTAATAAAATTATTAATAAAGAAGCAGATCGTATTTTTCCATACAATGGCTTATTTTGTAATGTCAAGTATTCTCTAGTAAGAAAATTTAAAACTAATTTAGATATAAATACATTTTTAGATAAGAAACCTGAACCTAGACAACGATATAATAATTTTGAAACTGGTTATTTAACAGTACTAAGCCCAGAAAGTAAGGGTGGTTGTGTAATGTATAGCTCTAAATTATATCAGCAAATAAATGGATATAATCCAAATTTTATAGGGTGGGGATATGAAGATGATGAAATTGGTTATAGGGTTGATAAATTTAACGGTAAGACGGATCGAATTTTTAATGATGATGCAATAGCCTGGCACTTGCCGCACCCTAATACTATACGTAATGAACATCCATACTACGACAATAATCATAATATATGTACATATGTTGGTAAAAAATCATTAGAGGAATTAAAAGAATATATTAAGACATGGGAGATATAAAAGAAAAAATAGGGGTAGGTATTATTACTTGTGATAGAGTAAAAATGTTTGACGTGTGTTTTGAGTCAATAAGCGATGAATGGTATGATGAGTTGGTAGTAGTGGATGATAGTAAAGACCAAGGTCCTTTTAGACGTAGAGGAGCTGAATTTATTCGTACGAAGGGTGGTGAAGGAGTAGGAAAAGCTAAGAACTTGGCTTTTAAGGCTCTTTTAGATAAAGGATGTGATTATATTATCTTGGTTGAAGATGATATGAAATTTAAAGGTAATATATTTGAGCAATATATTAATGCTTATAAAAAAACTGGTATAGAGCACTTTATGTTTGCGTATCATGGACCTGCTAATAAGGGAATGGTTAGTGGTGGACCACCTAGACCACGTAAAGTAATAGATTATTACAAATTTAAAATAGCTCTTAATGAAAATTGTGTTGGAGCAGTATGTTTTTATACACGTAATTGCTTAGAAAAAGTAGGCTTATTTGATGAATCTTATACTAATGCTTTTGAACATGTAGATCATTCCTATGAATTAGCAAAACAAGGATTTACTACTCCTTATTGGTGGTGGCCAGACTTAGCTAATAGTTTAGATTATGTAGAAGAGCAAGCATGCTCCGAAAAAAATTCTGCTATTAGACCTAGAGATGACTGGCAAAAAAATATCGAAGAGAGTGCTAATTATTTCGAACAAAAACATGGCGTAAGTCCTATTTTAGTAAAAGATACACCGTTTCAGGAAGTAAGTGATTACCTTAAATTTAAAAAATCTAAAGATAAAGTATCATTTATTGTTCATTTCCGAAAGGATACAGATCATAGAATGGTAAACTTAGATATAGTATATAATTACTATAAGGATGTATTACCTAATTGCGAATTTATATTTGTAGAAGATGATAGTGAAAAGAGAATAGAGCACTTAGTAAAAAAAGAAGATAAATATATTTTCTTTGAAAACAAAGATGTATATAATAAATGTAAAGGCTATAATTTAGGTTTTAAAGAAGCTAGTAATGATATTGTTTGTTTTTTAGATATTGATTGTTTAGTTAGTATTGATAGTATAATAAAGAGTATAGCTATAGCTAAAAAAGATTGGTTGGTAATTGGCTATAATAGAACAGCCATATATATAGAACATCCTTTGAAAGCAAAAATAAAAGATAAGAAAGGAATGCAGATATATAATTTTCTAGAAAGTCATATAGAAGAGGATAATATTGAAACAGGGTGGTATGATAAGCAAAAATATAGTGTAGGTAATACTAATGCAGTAGGTGGTTGTTTATTCGGATCGAAAGTAATGTTTAAAAAGATTAATTGCTTTAATCCAAATTTTATTGGCTGGGGATATGAAGATAATGAGATTATAGCCCGGGCTGGTATAATGGGAGTAACTGTAGCTGGTATCGGTAAGGGCTATTCTACCGTCAACGATGATGGTACCGGTATTAACAGAACTAATTGGCTTTTATTACATCTACCTCATGAAGAAGGAGATGTTGCAATTAAGGATAAAGATAAGCATGAGTATTATAATCATAATTACGAAGAACTTAATAAAGTGTTAGATATGAGTAAAGAACAATTAACAGAATATGTAAAAACATGGTAGAAGTAAATATAAGAGATAAAAATTTTGGGGATGAACCTACATCTTGTCATAAAGGAGTATCGAAGTTTCTTAAATGGAACTTTACAAATAAACCGGTAAGTGATACTTGTTTTATAACTGATTTATGTTTAGGAGATATACATAAGGCATCTGGTGTTAAAAGAAAAGTAGCATGGTTATTAGAACCGAGAGCAATCCATCCGGAAATGTATCATTGGATAGAATCTAATAATAGATTATTTGATTTTGTGTTAACATTTGATGAACATCTTTTAAATAAAGGACAAAACTATCTTTATTATCCACATGGAAGGTGTTGGATTAATAATTATAAAGATACTTTAAAAGAGAATAAAATTTCTACCATAGCATCCGATAAAAATTTCACTGAAGGGCATCAACTTAGACATAAAGCTATTGCTGAATTCAGAAACGATATAAGCTTATATGGTAGAGGTTATAACCCTATTAAAGATAAAGAAGAATCTTTACTAAAATATATGTATTCTTTAACTATTGAAAACTGTAGACAGCCAGGTTATTGGACAGAAAAGATTGTTGATTGTTTTGCTACTAAAACTATTCCTATATTTTGGGGCGATGATGCAGTAAATGATTATTTTGATTCAAACGGTATAATTTATTTTAACGATTTAGAAGAATTACAAGTAATAATGAAAGATGTAAAAGAGAATGGTGAAAAAATATATTCCGAAAAGAAAGATGCAATAGAGAAAAACTTTTTAACAGTTGAAGAGTATAGAATACCTGAAGATTGGATGTATTTAAACTACCCATTTCTATTTACCTAAGATGAAAAATTTTATTATAAAGCAAGGGTGCGGTATAGGCGATGTTTTATTTTGTTTAAGAATAACAAATTTATTATATGAAAGATATGGCAAACAAGTTATATGGCCTCTTATACCTTCTTTATTATGGATAAAAGATTATATAAAAATTCCATATGTTCACTTCGTAAATTACGATGATCATGTTTTACTTTTAGAAAAACATACTAATTCTAAACCTATAAAGTTAAATGATGATACAATACTTATACCACTAGCACATGCTGATTCTGGTTCATTAAAGCCAATAATGGAGAGTAAATATGATTCTGTAGGTACTGATTTTTTAAACTGGCAAGATAATATTAAGATATATAGAAATAAGGAGAAAGAAGATTCGTTATATTATGATGTATTAGGATTAAAAGATGGTGAGGAATATACTTTCATACATAGATTATATGGTACACCAGATACAAATTATTCCTGTGGTGCTATAAAATCACCTTTTATGCCTGATAGTTTATTTGTAGATAAAGGTAAGATAGTAGAAGGTTTTATTCATAAAGATTATACGCTTTTTGATTGGATAAAAGTTATTCAAAATGCTAAAGATTTACATTTAGTTTCTACGAGTTTATTTTATATTATAGAAGCAATGGATAAAGAGCTACCTGAGATTAAAATCTACAATAGAGATAATAAAAGTACATTAAAGCAACTTGAATTTCTAAAACCCACTCTAAGACAGAAGTGGAAATTTGTTTATTAATATTTTATGATAGAGACAATAAAATTTAAAGAGGATAAATATCCTAAATTCCAAAGTGAAGGTAATGCAGCTCAATTTGCTATACCTTATGCTTTACATGTTTGTAAAGGTAAAGGTGTTGATATAGGTTGCTCAAAACTAGAATGGGCTTTTCCAGGCGCTAGGCCTATAGACTTAGCCTTTGAAGATGACTTTGATGCATATAATATACCTTATGAAGACGGTTCTTTAGATTATATATTTTCTTCTCATTGTTTAGAGCATTTGCCTAATTGGGTAGATGCTTTAGATTATTGGGGATCAAAATTAAAAAATAAAGGAACACTATTTTTATATCTACCACATTATTCACAAAAATATTGGAGGCAATGGAATAATAGAAAGCATGTTTATACCTTTCTAGGTAACGAAATAAAAGATTATCTTGTTTCTTCTAATTATACAAATATCTTTTTATCACAGCCAGATTTGAATAATTCAATTATGATCATGGCTGAAAAGAAGCGTGTTGGTTACGCAGCTTCGCCGATTGATAGCAATGAATAAAATTATATTTACAAATGGCTGTTTTGATATATTACACATAGGTCATATTAGACTTCTTAAATATGCCGCTTCGATTGGTGACTATCTTATTGTAGGTCTTAACTCTGATGAAAGCATTAAGCGATTAAAAGGTTATGATAGACCTTTTAACAAGCTAGAATATAGAAAAGAAATTTTAGAAAGTATAAAGTGGGTTAATGAAGTAAGAATATTTACTGAAGATACCCCCTATAACTTAATTAAAGATATTAATCCTGATACAATGGTTAAGGGTGGTGACTACGATCCTTCAACCGTAGTGGGTAGCGATATATGCAAAGTAGAGATTTTTAATTTAGTAGATAATATATCTACAACACAGATTCTAAATAATGTCAAATAATATTCTACTTATAGGTGAGCATTGCATTGATGTGTATCATTATGGTACATGTAATAGACTAAATCCTGAGGCACCGGTACCTATATTAGATGAAGAATATATAACAAGAGTTGATGGTATGGCATCTAACGTTAAAAATAACTTATTAACTTTAGGATTTAAAATTACACATTATAAAAATGATGAAATTATAGAAAAGCATAGGTTAGTAGATTTAAATTACAAACAGCAACTGCTAAGATACGACAGAGAAAATAAAATATCTAAGTTAGATGTTAAAAATATTAAAGGAGATTATGATATTGTAATTATAAGTGATTACGATAAGGGTCTTATTACAAGAGATGTTGCAGAATATATTTGTAATAAATATAAAAATAACCCCATATTTGTTGATTCAAAAAAGAATGATCTTACATGCTATAGTAATTGTTTTTTAAAGATTAATAATAAGGAGTATGAAAATTTATTAAAGTATAATAAAGATAATTGTGAATTAATAATAACAAATGGTAGATCTGGGGCAACCTATAACTGTATAAACTACCCGGCACCTAAAGTTGAAGTATATGATGTATGTGGAGCAGGCGATGTATTTCTAGCTGGTATGGCTTATGGGTTTTCTAAGAATGAAGATATTGTTAAGAGTATTAAAATAGCTAATATACTCGCTAGTATTTCAGTTAGTAAGTTTGGTACATATGTATTAGATAAAAATGATATCAATAAAGTTGAAAATCATAAAGAGTAATATAATATAGTTGTATGCATTATGTTTTTGATATAGATGGTACTATTTGTACGCATAAGAATACTAATGCTCCATATGAAGAAGCTACACCCATTATTGAACGAATAGATAAGATTAATAATTTGTTCAATGAAGGTCATAGGATTATTTTTCATACAGCGAGAGGTATGGGTACTTTTAAAAATGACGGTAAAAAAGCTCATGATAAATATTTTTGGTTAACAACAGACCAGCTACTTAAATGGGGAGTAAAGTACCATGAATTAATAATGGGCAAACCCTCTGGAGATTTATATGTTGACGATAAGGGAGTAAACGATGAAGAATTTTTCGAATATTAAATTTGTACCTAAAGGATGGGGGTATGAAAAATGGATAGTTAATAAAGCAGAATACTGCGGTAAGATATTGTGGTTTGCTAAAGGCAAAAAATGCTCTTGGCATTATCATAAATTAAAAGATGAAGTCTTTTATATTAGAAAAGGTAAATTACAAGTAACATTTGGTTACGATGAGGATATTAAAAAAGCTAGAAATGTTATTTTAAATACAGGAGACAACTTTCATGTTAAAACTGGTCTTATTCATCAAATGAAAGCGCTTAAAGATACAGAAATGTTTGAATTTTCTACTCAACATTTTGATGAAGATAGTTATAGAGTTGAAAAAGGAGATTAAAGTAATTAAATAGTCTCGCAATATGGGTGATATAAAAATTTACGATCTTGATACCGCTATCAAGAAATGCAATATAGAATATTTTGTTGAAACAGGTACGTTAGAAGGCGATGCAATTGAATATATGTTGCAATATAAATCTCTTAAAAAGCTTATTTCTTTTGAAATAATTGAAGAGTTAGTTAATAAGGCTAGGGAGAGATTTAAGGGGAATGATAGAGTAGAGATAGTACATGAAGATTCATCTAAAGGACTTGAAGAAAAATTATCTGATGTAAAAGGTAATACAATTTTTTGGTTAGACGCTCATTTTCCAGGTGCGGATATCGGTCTAACAGAATATACAAATGAAGTAGATAAAGATACCAATTTACCTTTGGAGAGGGAGATAGCTGCCATAAAAAAGAGAAGTAAGCAATATAATGATATTATCATAGTTGATGATTTATGGATATATGACAATGATAAAGTTTACGAATGGGGGACATTTGATTCTCATATGGAAAAACACGGCTATAAATTAAGACGTAATGATGTCAATACTACTGATTCGACTTTTATAAGAGAGGCCTTTAAAGATACACATAAAATAAAAGATGTGTTAAAATTTCAAGGAAGCTTAGTAATAATTCCAAATTTATAATCATGATAACAATCGTAACAACAACAATTAACAAACCTACTGAAGCTACAAAAAAATATGTTGAGCTTTGTAGAAAGAAAGGTTTTACTTTCATTATAGTAGGTGATACAAAAACACCACATACGTTATATCAACAACTTGAAAGAGAATTACCTGATCAGATAATTTATTTAACTCCTGAAAAGCAAGAAGAATTATATAAAGAGCTTAGTGATTGTATAGGATGGAAGACTATACAGAGAAGAAATATAGGATTAGTACACGCATATAAGATTAATAAAGATAATATTATTGCTACAGTTGATGATGATAATATTCCCTACGAATGCTGGGGTGATGATGTTAAAGTTGGTAAAGAGGTAGAAGTAGATTTTTATGATTCTGAATCAATAGTATTTGATCCTCTATCTGTAACAGAACATAATTGGCTTTGGCATAGAGGTTTTCCTGTAGAAGAAATACCAGTAAAAAATAATATAACTTATTTAGGTAAAAGAAAGACAAAAGTTTTAGTACAAGCTAATTTATGGGATGGTGATCCAGATATTGATGCTACAAACAGATTAACTAAAAGACCGTTAGTGAAATTTAATAATATTGAACCTTATACTACAGATAAAATTACTGTCTTTAACAGTCAAAATACATTTATTGATCGAAGTATATTAAAGTATTATAGTGTACTACCGTTTGTAGGTAGAATGGATGATATTTGGGGATGTTATTATTTGCAAAATAAGATAGAACGAGGGAGCATTATATTTGATAAACCTACTGTATATCAAGATAGAAACGAACAAGACTTAGTTACTAACTTAGAAAATGAAATTATAGGCTATAGAAATACTTTAGATTTAATTAACAAGAAATATGAGTTTGAAGATGAAACTAAAGAGTTTATTAAAATATATACCCAGAGTTTTTCATGAAAGTATATAATAATTTTCCAAGCAATCCGGAGGATCCAATCAGGTTTTGGCATTTTCAAGAATATGAAAATATTGTAAAAGATAAATTTAATTTATTTGTAGGTGATTATAGACCTTTAGAGACGCAAACACCTTCCTTAAAGGATCCTAATATTTTTATTAATATGGAAGAAGTCTTTGATGATAGGGACACTACAGATAGTGTTATTGCTCCTTATGTGGATCATCAATTTACTATAAGTAAATGCGCAGCTAATAACAAACCTAATAGAACATATATTTATTTTCCGTTAAATGAAAAGTGTTTGCCAGATAAAATACCCGGTTCTTCAGATAAGATTTTTGATGTTATATATACAGGTCTGTATCCAAGTCACGGAGGATTCTATATAGATGAAATATTTCAAACTATACAATTTTTTAATCACGCTTTAGTTGGTTATAATTATGGTACCCATATTGATGTTACGTATAGAGAAAAATTAGAATTAATTAGTAAATCAAAGATTACTGTTACACATAACATTCATAGAGGCAATGCCGGGCAATTAAAGAGTAGACCATTTGAAGCAGCTTTTTGTAAAAGCTTAATTTTATGTAACGAGTTACATAGTGAATATTTGCAGCCTTGGTTTGAAGAAGATGTTCATTATATAACTTATAAAATGGGTGAGTTAGGTTCTAAGCTAAAAGAAATATTAAACGATTTTAGTAATTATAGTGATATGATTGATAGGGCTTATAGCCATGCAATGAATAAATTTACAGTTAAAAATTTCGTTGAGGACTTTCTTATAGATAATAAAATAGATAAGCTTGCAATTAGTTAAAAATATTATAATATATTGTGTATGAAAAAAGCTTTAGTTTTAGGTGCCGGGGGATTTATTGGTAATAATTTAGTTTCAAGACTTAAGCGGGAAGGATATTGGGTTCGAGGTGTAGACCTAAAACTTCCTGAATTTAATAAGACAGAAGCTGATGAATTTATTTCTGGTAACGTAGGTGATTTGAGAAGTCAATCTAATTGCGCGCGAGTAGTTAAGTTTGATGGAGTACAAGGTAACTTTTACAATAATGTACCTGAGCAATATAAAGAAACGTTTGATGAAATTTATCAGTTAGCAGCGGATATGGGCGGAGCCGGTTTTGTATTTACAGGAGAAAATGACGCTGATATTATGCATAATTCTGCTACTATAAATTTAAATATTCTTAATGCAGTTCAACAACTTAACGAAATTAAAGGTACTAATACAACTAAGATATTTTATAGTAGCAGTGCATGTATGTATCCTGAACATAATCAATTAGATCCAGATAATCCTAATTGTGAGGAATCCTCAGCTTATCCTGCAGATCCTGATTCAGAGTATGGTTGGGAAAAATTATTTAGTGAGAGATTATTTTTAGCTTATAGCAGAAACTACGGTATTCCAGTTAGAATTGCTCGCTTCCATAATATCTTTGGACCATTAGGTACATGGGATGGTGGTAGAGAAAAAGCCCCGGCTGCTATTTGTCGTAAAGTAATTCAATCTGAGGGTGAAATTGAAATTTGGGGTGATGGTAAGCAGACCAGAAGCTTTTTATATGTAGATGAATGTGTTGAAGGAGTTAGAAGGTTGATGGAATCTGATTTTTCTGACCCGGTAAATATTGGATCAGATGAAATGGTAACTATTAATCAGTTGGTAGATATCGCTTCTAGTATTGAAGGTAAAGAGATTACTAAAAAACATATTGATGGCCCGCTTGGTGTAGCTGGTAGAAATTCAGATAATAGACTTATTAAAGAAAGTATAGACTGGGCACCAGATTACCCTTTGGCTAAAGGAATAGAAAAAACATATAAGTGGATTAAGGAGCAAGTTAACAACCATGCCCTCACTTAATATAAATGATTTAAAGTCTATTCTTAATAAGGATAAAGAAGTTAAAAGTAACTTCAAAGATTATAAATTCTTTAATTTTATAGAGACAGGTACTCATACTGGTACAACTGCTTTTGAAATGTCAAAATATTTTAAAAGGGTAGATACTATTGAGATAGCAAAAAATCTTTTCGATCATTGTAAATTAATTAAAGAACAGAAAAAATTAATAAATGTTAATTTACATTTAGGAGATAGTTCTATCCTATTAGAAAAGATATTAAAGAAATTAAAGGGCGAAAGTATATTTTTCTTAGATGGTCATTACTCTCATGGTATTACAGGAAGAGGTAATAAGGATGTACCGTTACTCGATGAGTTAAAGGTTATAAATTCTTTATATAATTATAGTAGTGTTATTATAATCGATGATGCTCGTTTATTCGGTACACATAAAGACGAAGACTGGTTAAATATAACTGACTCTAATATTCTAAAATGCTTTGATAAGGATAAAGTTTTTAAATCTTTTTATGTTGATGATAGGTATGTTATATTCTTAAAGTTGAAAACTCATAAAGATAGTATAGAATAGAATATGATTATTAAGCAAGGCGTTTACGACGGTAATTTTATTCATAGTAGGTTTGCATACGAGCAATTTCGTAAAGATGTTTCTCCGTATGGTAATATTGTAGCTTTTAGAGCTCCGATGTATGTAAAAGATGCTTTGATCGATCTCGAAGATACTCTAAGTAATGACTTTATTCAGAGTCAAGACTCTATTAATTTTTGTTGGGAGATTCCTAGTCTATGCCCTTTTGGCGCTGTATCGTTTCAACGACTTTTAAATACTGCTATTGCTAATATTCTTTCGGGTTATATTGGTAAAGGTATTATGGTTGACGGGGATGACTTAATGGTTCAAGATGAGTTTATTGGTACTGATGATAAAGTAAGAAACTCTGGTAAAGTAAGTGTCTCTATTACTTACTCTAAAGAAAATGTTGCCCTTGGTCATACTGGAATTAATATTGTAGCTGGTAGTAAAGCTCCTCCTTTTGCATACTCATCTAATCTAACTGATGCTCAAGCTGAAGAGTTTATGGCTAATGTAATTGATTACTTTAATGCTGAAGTAAGAGATCAATTTATTGCGACTACTAAGATTAGTGTATGAGGTTATGGAGGCTGTGGGCTAAAGCATTAGGTGAAAAGGCTGGCTCTTCTGATGAAGCTGATGTGGTTGCTTTAATCAGAACATTAATTATAATACAAGCAATTATATGTAACCTTTTCATAGTTGCTAATATAATTAAAAATTGGTAATGAACTTCTTTCAACTACAAAATAAATTATTTTACTCTAAAAAAGATGATGCAGGAGTATTAGACTCGGAAGGTGAACAAGCTTTTGTTCCGTTCTTGTTTAATAGATGGCTTTCCTTTTATAGTAATGAACTTCCAGGCTTTGTTAACGAAACATTTAATAAGTTTGGTAATATCTTTGATGATAAACAAGAAACTTATAAGTTGTATTATTATTTGATACCACGTCTTAAATGGCAGCGTATATCTTATATCAAGAAGAAGAAAAAAGAGGAAGATGAGATTGAAGGTTTAAGTGCTATAGCTAAGAATAAAAATCTCTCTAAGAGAGAGTTACAGCAATACGTTGAATTAGAGAAAATTTTACGTAAATAGCTGTATGGCCATGGCAAGTATTGATAATCTAGCTCCTACAAGAAGCTTAATTGATTTAACACAAAAAGATAAAGGAGATTTCGGTCTTGATGATTTTGATCTTGATTTCATCTTTGATGATATTTTATTAGTAGAGTATGTTGATGAGAGTGATAATGGAGATGAAATTGTAAGAAATGGTATTGTTGTACCAACCAATGCTCTAACTAAAGCTTGGCGTAAAGGTAGAGTAGCACTTGCAGGTCCTGATACTAAACATGCTAAAGAAGGTGATATAGTTATATTCCCTAATAATATGGGTGTTACTATTTCCAATATTACTATCAAAGGTGGTAGAAAAGTTGGAAAAGCTATTTTCTTAAA